AAGTGGTATCTGCTGTTGTACTTGTTCTGCCCTCTCAGCGTGGTGCGGTAAAGCGTCTCGCTGTCTACATTGATGACCACCTGTACCGGCTGTCCGTTCTGACCGCCAGTGACCGATGCACTGCTAATCAGCGCCTGTGCCATACCTCGCGCTACGCCGCCCTCGATGCCCGCGATGATTTGCTCGTTGTTCGCGACCGCGGTCCGGCCATTCGAGAACTGGCCGATAAGTTCGTGGTGGTTTGCGAGGAAGAACATCCCGTCTTCCGGGTAGCCGCCGTTTGCGTACTTCAGCATCGGCACCTGGGACAGCGCCATCGCCTTCTTCCCATTCACCGTGGCCGCAGACATCTTCGACGCCATGCTGTTGTACTGCCCGATAGCCGCATTCGACGCTTCACCGAACGTATCGCTGAACGCGCTGATTACACCGCCAAGTCCGCTCTTGATGTTGTTGTACGAGAACGCACTGGTGATGGCGTTGCGGAGCTGCGCGAGCGGATTCGTCAGCGACGACGTGTCTGCCAGCCCCTTGGCCAAGCCCTGCACGATGTACACACCGCGCTGTTGCATCGCCCTGGACGGCGACTTGATGAGCATCTCTTCGTCGAAGCCCTTGAGGAATCCGGCGTGAGCCATGCTACGCCCTGCCGTCTCGACGGACTTCATGTTGTCCGCGACGCCCTTCTTAAAGCCGGAGGCGGTGTGGTTTGCGCTCTGATATCCAGACTCCTTCCAATCCTTGTAGAACAGCCTCATGAAACCAGGGCCGCTTGCACCAAGTGTTTTCAGTGCCGACACAAACGGTGCCGACTTCTCGCCTGCCGTGAGGCCGTTGCCGTAGTAGATCACATCACCGAGTGCCGTCTGGTACATTCCCGGTCCGACCTTCTTGAGGTCGCCGTTCATGATGGCTTGATAGATTCTCAGCGACGTGTCGCCGGACACCTGGACCATTCCGTTGGTGCCCTTCACCCAATAGCCGCCAACCCCGTCAATCGCTTTGGCCGCCGAATCAACCCACTTCGAAAAGTCCGTGTCGTTGATTGTCTTCGTGGCATTGACAACTGCGTCAGCAAGTCCTGCGGCCTGCAAGGTCATCTCGGCAATGTAGGAGTCGTATTTCTCCATCGCCGTTTCGGCCTCGCTTAACTCAGTACGAAACTCCTGAATGCGCCTGTTTGCGTCCTGCTGAATCGACATTTGACGCGCCATCTGCTCGCCAAGTCTTGCAAGGTCCGCATAGTCTTCCACGCGGAACTCTTTTCCAGCTGCGGCCGCCTCGTTTGAATATTTCGTCGCAAGTGCGAGGTACTCGGCGTTCAACCGTTGCCACTCTTGCCGTGCGGCATTGTACTCGCTCTCCGCGCCGGCGAGGCCCACCTCAGCCTCCATGGCCTGCGCATAATAGGCGCTCTTCGCGTTTTCAGCAGCGGCAACCAGGTAATACTCTCTGGTCTTTCGGACGAGGCTGTCTAACTGGTCATACGTTCCTTTCCAAGCGCCAGTTTGATCATCAATCATCGAAAGGAAGGCCGGGTTTTCACCAGCAAGTATCTGCGCAAGGTCGCGAAGTTCCTGCTCCTCGGTGCCGGTGAGGTCGATTTTCTTGTTCAGTTCTTTGTATCGCTCGGCCACGCCGGACAGCCACTCACCCTTGAAGTTTGCGTCGTTTGCTAGCTTTTCAGCGTTTGACAGGACAGTCTCGAAACCATCCGAAATGCCAGACAGTGCCATTGTGTATGGCATCGTGTCTTCCATGATGTGCTGGATGTTCGCTTTTTCAAACGCAAGCTGCACACCAATTGTGAGTGCGATAATGCCGCCCGCTCCAATCGCGAAGCCGAGCGACGTTCCAGCGAGCATCTCTCCAATCCCTTTAATGATGGTGGATGCCATTCTGGCAACACTGCCACCAGGCGATTTAAAGGAGAGACTTCCGACGATTATTGCGAGCGTAAGCGGGTCGAGCGCCAAAGCACCGTCTATCACGTTGCTAATGATTTCGCCCCAACGCATATTTTTAAGTGCCGCCATGAACGCAAATGCAAAACCTCGGACGAACTTGTTCAGCGCATCAGCAAGGCCGGCAAAGTCGAACGTCGTCAGGAACTCGCTCAGTCCGGCGGCAAAACTCTCACCAACATTTATCCAGTCAAGCCTTGTGGCAAAGCCAAGCGCTTTCTGGACGGCAGTGTTCAGCGCCTCTGCGACTGTACGGCCCACGGTTCCGAAAAGGTCCGGGGTCATGAATCCGTTAAGGAAATCAGCAAAGTTCGCGCCAACGTCGTACGCGAATTCCTTCACATCGTTCCAGTTGATTTTGTTCAGGCCCTTGACGATCCATTCGGAGGCTTTCTTGCCGAGGTTCTCGAAATCCCCTTCCTTGAACGCGTCGATGATGCGCTGGGCCAGTTCATTGACCTGGTTGTCAACATTGGCGTAAGACGCATCCCACACACGCTGGTACTCGTCGAGCGCTTTCTTCAGCGCACCTTCCAACTGGCCAGTGATGAGCGGATTGCTACCAGAGCCGCTTGACGAAGAATCATCAGACTCGCTGCCGAGCTTGTTGATTTCGTCGAAGCCAAGGATCTCGTTCTTCCATTCCTCAGCGGCTTCTGTCGCAGCACCAAATCCTTCCGCAGTATCATCTAAGTAATCCGCCCATTCGCTGTTGATTCCAGCGGCGCCGCCGGCAGACCCCCAGTCAAAGTCAATGCCCACAAGTGCGATGAGCGATTCAATCATTCGCTGAAGCGCCACCACAAGAGCATTAACATAAGGAAGTACTCGTGCCACAATCGGAAGGAACAGATTACCAAGCGTACGCCCAAGGTTCTGGACGCCGGACTGCAGCATCCTCAACTGGTTCGCGGGCTGCTGCAGGGTGTCGGCCAAGTCGCCCCATGCGTACTGCGAGTTTTCCAGGATGATGATGGTACGAAGCAGGGCCTTGTCCTGCTGGTTCATCTCCTGAATGTTGGCCTCGATGCCGAGAGAAGTCAGCTTCTGCTGTAAGTTGACGTTTCTGATATTAAGGCCGTATTTATCAACAGCGCGGCTCATGCCGACCAGACCAGACTGCAGGTTTTCCCACGTCTGCTCAAAGCCCATATTTTTAACAGAGGCAAGGTCCGCGCCGATTTCGGTCAGCGCTCTCGACAAATCAGTGGCAACGTCGGACGAGACACCCATCGAGGATGCCATCTGTGCGAATGTTGCCTGATAATTCATCATCCGCTCAGGATTCAATCCGAGCGTTGTCATTCCAGTGTTACGGACCATGCCATCCGCGCCAACGGCATAGCCCGACATCTTTTCGGTCAGCTTCTCTGCTTCCTGCGCAAAGCGATTTACGAATGCCTCGCCGGATTCAGTACCTGCCTTGGCGAAAGCATCTTCGGAACGAGACGCGACCTGATCAAATGCGGCGTTGAAATAGTTGAGCGTTTCCACGTAGTCCATGGCACTCTCAACCATATTGCCGAAGCCAGACGCCATCCTACGAACGAGGAAGTATATCTGGCGGAACTTTCCGATAGTAAAGGCCAGCCTAGTACTCAGTGAGTGTGCGCTGACAGCAGTGCGGTGTGCGTTGGTGGCAAAGCCAAACAGGCCATGCGCACCGCGGGAAGCACTGTCGCCCATCCGCATCATGCCCTTTGCCGCTCTGACACTGTCAGTGCTTATACTTCCAATGGCCTGCAGAGTCTGGACGGTCGCAGGATTGATGGTCGGCGCTCTCGCAAGCACTTGGAACAGCCTGTCGAGGCCGTCAGCAAGCGCAACGAAGCTGGTTTCATACCGCTTCTGCGTTTTGCCAGCAAGCGCCGCAATCGCCGTCGCAAGCCGCTCAAGGGATGCAAGCGACTCCGAACTGATTGCTGTGCCGTTCATGGTCTCAGCCAGCTTCTGGATACCATCAAACAGGCCGGCCGGAACCTTGGCGTTGGATAACTTGTCGAACGAGTAGCCAACGGACACAAGGTTCTTCACGACATCGGGATTCACCTGCAAACCGTTAAGAGCCGTGACAAACGGAACGATTTTCTCACTGAAAGACGAAATGTCCGTCTTTTGAATAGCCGCACTGAGCGTGTTCAGCGAAGCGGAAATCTTGTCGATAGACTGCGTACTCGCGGTGCCTGCAGCACCCTGCATGGCTTTCAGTGCAGACGCGAACGGGTTAAGCACCTGTTCGGACGACACGCCCATGGACGGGTTCTCGGCAAGAGTCTGCCACATGTCGCCGACGGTATTCTTGACAACATCGACAGCAGAGCCAAAACGGTCGGCCATGTAATCGCTGTCGTTTGCGAAAGAGCGGACTTGATCCTTGCCCTTTTCAAGTTCTTCAACGATAAGCTGCAGTGCGGTCGTTGAACTTTCGCCGGACCGTTCCCAAAAGTTCGTGCCAAGGACGCCGTCCATTTCCATCACGAACTCGCTGAGGTCCTTTCCTGCATTCCCTTTGGCGAAAGACCATCCGCTACCCAAGACCTGGGTCATCCGCTTGGCCATGTCAGGGAAGTCAGCGGCAGTTGCGGATGCGGCAGAGATTGCTCCAGCAGACTTGGAGACATAATCGCGAAGCTCTCTCCATGCGTCACTGCCTTTTTCGACTACCTCGCCGTTCTTCTGCAGGACAGTGCTTGCACGTTCGATGGCTCCGTAGTCATAACCGCCACCATTGACGGCCTTTATCGCCGTGGCCAGTTCGGTAGAGAACTCACGAGCCGCTTCGCCGGTCAGCCTGAACTTTCTGGCCACGCTGGCGGCCATACGTTCTGCTTCCTCGTCGAACTTGGACGGCACTTTGACGACCTGCTGGAAGTTCTTGATGAACTTGTCCAACGAGACGTTGTTCAGCCGTTCGAGAGTCCTGATGAGCGCATCAAGGCTAGTTGTCGCCTGCGAGGAATCGGATTCGATTTGTACATTTAGGCTTTCGATATCAATCGCCATAGCGCTCACCTCATTGCTTTATTGCTCGTTATCTTCCTCGTTTTCTGCCGCGTTGCCATGCTCGTTCTTCTGTACGCCATCGCGGCTGAGTTTCCTTGCCCACATCTCCATCTCAAGCGCGGCCAAACGCTCGTTTTTCTCAGGGTCTTCCTGCAGGTCAAAATATTCAGCCATGAGCGGCTTCTTCAGATACTCCTCTGGCGGTGATCCTTTCTTTCGGAAAGCATTGCCAAGCACCGTTCCGACAGCCGCGTAGAAGTACTGACCGAGTTGCCACATCCGCGTGTCATCCTTTTTGAGTTGCATCTCGTATGCCGCACTGCGCACAGCAAAGATACGCGGATTCATATCCCAGAACTCCCAGTAGGTTATGCCCATCTGGGATGCAGGGATGTACCATTCGTTCTCAAAAAACCGCCGCAAGGAGCCGTAATACACAACCCCTTCAGACATGGTCATCTGCGGCGCTATCTCGGTTACTTCAGTTTCTTCACCGTCTTCTTCGGCTGCTCCTCTTCGTCTTCGTTCTCCACGTTCGACGACGTACCGAGGTGTCGAAAAAAATCAGAGTCCTGCATCTCATCGCCAAGAGCGCGAGACAGGTCATCCAGCTTGCCGCCGGCAATCATGTGAGCCTGAAGTTCGTTGCCCGCATACTCCTGGTCACCACCACAGCACAGCGCGAAGTACGCACGGATGAGCGACATGGGCTTCTTGCCGGCATCCTCCATGCGAACACCCATCTCTTCGAGGTCCACAACAGTGTTGAAGGTGAACGGAACGGCTTTGTACAGTCTACCGTTGATGGAAAAGGTACGCATAGTTCCTCTTTTCTACGCTTTTGCGCGTGTTTTTGGTTTAAAAAAAGCGGGGCAAGGATTGCTCCTCACCCCGCTGTAAGGTCACTGCCTCAGCCGGCAGCGGCGACCGTGAAGGTCTTGTTGTCGGTCGTGGTCACGGTGATATCATCCGTGATCTTCTCCGGCACGGTGCTGACCGCGATGCTGACGGTCATGGTCAGATGCTCGTCGGCATCGGCCTCGTCAGGGGCGACATCAGCAAAGCCGCTGAAGCCGTACTTGGCGATGGAGCCGAGACCGTCCGTGCCGTACAGCACAAGGAAGTCCAGCTTCTTGTCGGCCAGCGCGTCGACGGCGTCGAGATACTCTTTTTCCATGGCGCCCTGGACGTTCATGGTCACGGAAGCGCGGCGACCCGGCTCGGTGACTTCCTGCTCGTCTTCCAGAGTGGAGACGTCAATCTGGTTGCGCTCACCCATCGGAGACGGCAGGGTCTTCGGGCGGATGAGCATGTTCCACGTGCCGGTCCACCCGGTGGTGGAGTCGGTGTGTTCACGGTAAAGGATGCGAGATTTTAATCCGCTTGCCATAGTTCACTCCTTCGCGCTTTAAAGCGCATCATCTGCAGCGATGTAGCGACGATACCTTCCGATAACGCGCCACACACCACTTACTGTGTCTTTTTCCGGCAGTTGGATGCCATCAAATGCCATGCTCTTCATGATTGCCGTAACGCTGTTGCCAACGTCTTTGGCGTTCTCCTGACTGGCGTTGTCGTACACCTCGATTTGAAATGTAGACATAACGCCATTGATGCGGTCCGCTTCCAGATCGCGGTCGCGTTCCACATTCTGAATAGCGCGGCACCAAACGGTTGGCCACTTGCTCGGTCTGGTGATTAAGTCATCGGTGACCACCTGCAGGTCTGGGAAACGAGCCGAGTACTCTTTTTCCAGGTAGTAGGTCAGTCTGGTCACGACCTCCGACTCGTAGTCCTGAAATACTTCTGCCATTGTTGTCACCTCGTTACATCTGCGGTTCAGCCGAACACACGTTGTGCGATTTTAGCAATGGTGTTTCGCAGTTCCATAGCCTCGATGGCATGTTGCATCGGCATCCGCGGCTTTTCACCGCTTGACTGGCGCTTCTGCATGCCGTCTTCATACTCTTCCAGCAGTTCCGTATCTCTGTCCGTGTAGCCGCTTGGATACTCGTACCAGTGCCAATGGTCCAAGAGAGCGGTATGCTGTCCGGGGAACGTACCGCGCCATCCTTCAACAGCAAACTGGCCAGAACCAAACTCAAGCATCAATATCGGATTGACCTCTCGTTCTGTCCTGACAAACTCACCGTGACTGAGCGTGTACCATTCCTTTTGGAATTTAAGGCTGTTGTTGGCACCTGCGATTACCACCGTCTTTTTAGGATTGCTCCTGCCGCCATACTCCGTCTTCTCAAAGACGACGAAGTCTTCATAGCGGCTTCCTCTGACATAGGCTTTCGCGACCGAGATACCTTCATCTGCGAGTTGCCGCAGGAACTCCTTCACCAAGTCCGGCAAAGTCTTATCCTTGTACTCACGAAGCTCGTGTATCAAATGCCGCAAGTCGCCGCTTTTCAGTCTGGCAGTAAAAACGCGTTTCATCGCTGAACCTTTTGCAAAACGTAGGTAGTCTCGTTAAGCGAACTGTACGCCGCAATGACGAAATAGTCCGCCTGCGAGACGTCCGTAGGAGCAGTGTCCGGCGGAGTGCTTCCGTACCAGATCAGCGCACCTTCATTGATTGGGTACTCGTCCAGCGCGGTCACGATTTTGGCATCAAACTCCTTAACGCCTGTATAGCCGCTGAAGTTGAAGCCGAATGGCGACGGTTTTAATGCCGCCGCACCAATCGCGATGTTTACCGCTGCAGGTTGAGCAAGCTCGTACGCTTGCGCTTTTCCGCCAGTCCTGCGTGGTACTGAAGCGCCATCAGGCATCGTGTCGTAAATCACGTTACCTTCCGCGTCTCGTGCAAAGACAGGCTGCTCACCAAGGCTGCGCGAGTAGTAAATCGGGCGTTTGTTTTTCTCCAAAACCCTCATTTCGTCACCACCTTGGTGAGCGGGAGAATCTGTCGCAACACGGACTGGCGTGTATCGTAAGATCTATACGTTCCATTCTCATTGTGCGAGGACTCCCCCTCTGCGCCCATCTTGTTGTAGTCATAAATCGACAGATCAACAGCGACGCTTTCGAACTTCAGCAGGTCCGCGGCAATCATTTCTTCCGTGTAGGAGGAAGGATAACCGCGTCGCCTCGTGCAGTCCGCAACAGCCTTGCTGATGATCTGCTTCAATCTGACCGCCGTTCTAGCGTCGGCAGTGACGGCGATATCGCCGGTTGCCTCATCGACCGAGAACAGCCCCAGCCTGACGCATACCTTTTCGTAGATGCTATTCTCGTCCATCGTTCTGCCTCCGCTTACTTCTTGGCCTTGCGCGTACGCTTAGGCCTTTCCTCGACCGGCTCGTCTGTGGCGGCAGGCGCAGCCGCCTGCTCTTCCTCGGCAAGTTTCCACCCGCTATTGAGGAATGCAGACAACTGCACCTCGTTCGTCACGTTATAGGCGATGCCGTCTTTAGTGACTCTCGCCATTGACGCTCCTTTCTATCAGGCGCTCTTGTGGACGCCGATGGCGTTCTTCTTGTTGTTCAGCACGAACGCATCATAGTAGAAGCGGGCCTCAACCAGCCAACCGGAGATTCCCTGAGGGTTGTCATGGATCTTCAGTTCGGCCAGTTTGATGGGGGCGGGCATCACAGCCGGATGGGTGATGACAAAGTCAACGTTCTCCGGGAAGTAGGAGGTCGGGGCCTTGATGACGGTCACACCGTCGATTTCGCCGACGACACCGTTGATGCCGATTTCGGTGGCCAGGTCGCCACGCTTCACAAAGTTCTCGTCCAGCTTGATCTTGTTAAGGAAAGCCGGGGTAACCAGAACTCTGCGCCCGCCGGCGGGAGCCTTATCGTCGTCGAGCATTTCCTGCACGGCGAGGAACTCCTCGTAGGCATTGGCGGCGGTCACAGCGGCGGTCTTCACATGACCGGTCGGGGCGCCGGCGACCAGCTGAGCGATACGGTAGGTATCGATTTCAGGAATCATCACCTGGTCGATGTTCTCGGCCAGAGTGGCGGCGGCTTCCATCGTGCCGACGGTGTTCATCTCCGTCTTGCGGTCGATGATGTAGGTGAAGGCTCTGTCCTGAGACAGGGTCAGGTCCTGCTTCTGGTTGCCGAGATCGGTGGGCGTACCATAGCGGGAGGTGCCGGTCATGGAATAGTCACCGACCGTCGCCAGGTCACGGGAGAAAACGTGGATGGTTTCCACGCCAACCCAGTCATAGTTGTTGTTGACGATGCCGTTCGTCAGCGCACCCAGCGCAAAACGCTCGTCAACGATGGGAGAATACTTTTCAGCGTAATTCAGCTGCATTTTCTTACCTCTCTTATCGTTTGAAGTTGTTTACGGACTTGAAGCCCTTAATGAAAGGGTCTTCCTCCGCAGCGTCAGTTCCGGCATTGATTTCGGGGCGAGTCTTCAACCATTCGGCTTCGTACTCTTTCTTCTTGCGGGAATCGACAGAGTTCATCAGCTTGACTCTGGTGTCGAAGTCCCCATCCACTTCTGCTACAGCCATCTGCGCCGCTTCATCAGGCAGATAGCCGAGACCGAGATAGGTCTTCTCCAGCTTGTTGATGCGGTTCTCACGCAGGAGAGCCTGATACTCTTCTTCCCGCTTTGCCGCCGCTTCCGCTTTTTCCATATCCATCTGCTCTTTCTCGGAAAGAGTAGACTGATATTTCTTGCGCCAGTCGGCAGCCTCGGAAGCGTTCTTGTCGGAAGCACGTTTCAGCTTCGCGAACTCCACCATGAGTTCCTCGTACCGCTGTTCCACGGACTTCTCCGTAGCGGGCTTGGACGGTGCGCTGTTCTCAGCGCTAGGCTGTTCGGCCTGCTGATTCTGGTTGATTTCGTTGCCCTTGTTCTCTTCTGCCATTTCAGTTCCTTTCTGCGATTTACGTCTTCTCTGACGATGCTTTGCGATTTACGTCTTCTCTGACGATTTAGTGGGTGCGATTAAGGTCTTCTCTGACCATGTATGTTGTCGGAACGTGGTACGCGTCGTTTTACCGAGAGGCGTGTTCCGCTCTGACCAACAAAAAACCAGCCGCAAATAATTGCGACTGGTTTTACGTGCGTTTATCGTGCGTTTTTGTCCGTTTTTCGTCCGTTTTTCGTGCGCTTTTTGTCAGCTTTTTCGTGCGCTTACTCGTATGTTGCCCAACAGCGGCAGTTGACGTACTCTTCTGGATCAGCGCCCATGTCAGATGGTACTGCAGGCGCGATGAAAAATGAGTTTTCCCCAACATAGAAGTCTTCGCCGATTGGCACCGTCTGCCCTTCCGCCTCTATGTGAGTCTCACGCTCACGGTTATCAAGCATGCCGTGCCACGTCTTATGCGTGAAACCTCGCATTTCTGCGTCCTCGTACTCCTCGTACGATGCGACCGTATGCGCTTGATTCTCGGCGATGACATTCGCTCTGTCTTCCGACAGGTAGTAAGGGTCTGCGATGTTTCGCTGAGTGCTTGCGGTTATTTCCTGCGCAAGATCCCGAAGCCAGATATCGAGGTATGAGCCATCCTCTAAACCTGGGACGGCATCGTGCAGGCCTTGGTTAAGCACGTTCGCCGCCATGGCCGTGTTAAAGTACGTGCCGTCGCCAAGCATGACTGAAACAAAATAGAACCAGTCCATGATGGCGTTTTCCACCGCTTCAGCAACCTCGACACGACGGTCAATCCGCGCCTGCGGCAGGCCAATTACCGAGAACCACTCACGATACGGAACGCTCCTGCGCTCGATGCCGAGCCTGTTAAGTTCATCAAAACTCAGCACTGTTGCCATCGCTTACCTTACCCTTCCTTGGTCGGACTCTGCTGGTCTGACTCATCTTGGTCGTTCTTGTCGAAGTCAGGCGCAAGTTCGCCATTTCCATCGCCGTTTGACCATGTTGAACGACGATATGACCAACTTGAATTGGTGGTGCGGTTTTCCTTGCACTCCTTTTCCTGATACGCGGTAATCATCTCCTCGGAGTCGTCCCACACCTGTGCGACATCTTCAAACAGGTTGATGGCACGAAGCATATGCAGACCATTGATGCCGTGAGACACGCCGGTGGCGAAAGCATTGATCTTGGTGGTCAGTTCGTAGTTCTTCTGGCGCTTGATGCTCGCCTGCATATCGGAGTACCGCAGCTTCAGCATCGGGCTGTCAGCCTCAATGGCCGGACACAGTCTGATGGCCGCAAGGACCACCTTGACTTCTTCCATCTTGCAGGCCGCCATGATGTATTCCTGCTTGCTGGCAGAAAGTTCTGCGACCGCAAAACCATTGGCGGAATCCATGGCCACGCCAGAAGAGCCACCAGAGGTGCTGGACCTGCGAGGAACATTGCACTTCTGCAGGATGAGGTCGCGGCGCACGGTGTAGTTCTCAAGGATGCCCTTGTAGTCGTAGTTCGGCGAGAGCGCCTGAATGCTAGGCTTGCCGTTCTCAGCAGTCTGAGACATGACCCAGTCGCCAGACCCAGGCTTCTTCGGCTCGTTCGTTTCAGGATCTCGCTCGAAATCGACGTCGTTTGCCCACCAGATGCTCTGCGTGGTCTGGTCAACATCGTTGACGAGGTCGGATGCCATCACGTTCAGCGCGTCCATCTCTGGAATCTGGCGCTCAAAACAGCCGGTGCGGTCGTAATCCCGAATCCATTCCACGATTGGCACCATGCCGAGCGGGTTGCGGCTTCCGCTGCCACGACCAGAGATTTCTTCCCAAACGGCTTTAGCACGGCGCTGGCCGTTCACCTTCGTGACGAGATTCTGTATCTCATAACGGCGGTCCTTCGTGAACGCCGTGTAGTAGGTGTTGCCGCTATCGTCAGTGCTGAACGTAACGCCGACCATCACGCGGTGATCCACGTAGTAGTTCGAGCGGATGACGAACGTGTACCGCGGGTCAAGCGTGACGATGTTGTAGTAGGCGTCGCCCGGTTGCCAGTTCGCATTCACGTCAATGTACGTGTAGCCAACACCGCAGATTTCCACGAAACGGCCAAGGTCCTGCTGCTTGCCCTGAATGCCATTTGCCAGGTACTGCTCGTTCAGCAGTGACACGCCGCGCTGTTCTTCCTCACCGCCAGAATCCTTCAGACCACGCTGTACAAGCGTGATAGGATTCGACCAGTGGAAGCCGCGCTTAAATTCCACAATTTCGTTTGCGACATTGTCGCAAGCCTGAAAATCTATCTCGGGCCGGAACACTTTCACGCGGGCAATCGGCTGATAGCCAGCTTCGTACCGCAGAAGGTAGTTGACGCGCTCAGCATTCATGCCGTGGATAATGGCCGCCTGCTGAAGCACCGATATGATGTTGTCTTCGGTCACTTCCGGCACGTTCGTGTAAATCACGCGCCGACCGCAGCCGTCATAGTCCATGATCGACATGACCACACCTCGCATTATTTTTGGGCAAACAAAAAGCGCAGGCACCCCGGAGCGTGGTACCTGCGCATATTCGGTTGTTTGAGAACATCTCGTGTTGCCCTTCCGAGACAATTCCTACTTTGCATTATAATGTGATTTACGGTGATTTGGGTGAAACTTTATGTTTTCACACTTTCCGCCCGAAAATTCGACCATTTTTCACAAAAATCCGCTTGCCATCAGACGTACGGCTTGATGCACTTGGTCACCGTGCTACGTTCGACATGGAGTGCCGCCGCCGTGCGCTCGTGATTCCACCCATCGATGTAGATATGCTCCAGCGCCTGCCGAACTCGGCTGTTGTCGATGGACATGATGTACTCTTCGGCCGCTGTCAGAGCCTCTTCAAGCTCGACCTGCTTCCCCGAAAGCCGCACGAGCCTGTCACCGATGAGCGTTTTCTTGCGCTCCAAATCACGCAGGGGCATGCCCTCAATGTGGTATATCTGGTCATTGCCACTGCCGCCCTTGACCATGTCTCTGACCGTCCCGCCGGATTCAAGTCTGGCGATGTCATCCCGCAGATCCTTCACACGGTTTTCCAGCCATGCTATCTCCCGCCGCAGTTCATCGCATCGGCAAAGCGCCTCTTTTCCCATACTTTCCATGCCCCCTATCAGATGAAGCCGTGAATGATTTTCGCCGACCTAACGCCACTTCCCTTTTGGATAAACTGTGCCAACATCGCCATGCTGTCAGCCGCGTCATCGTGCTTGTGCTTGCTCACGCCGTTTATGGTGAAGGAAAACAAGTTGGTCATGAACTTGCTGTACTGCGAGTTCCTCTTGTCAGGCTCCAAGAAGAACATCTCGCGGATCGCCGGCGCGTTGTCCCATATCCGCTGTTCCTTGCGCTTCGTACCTGGCGTATACTTCGACACAAGCTGAATGCCACGCCCGTTGTTGAAGTCCGTTCTCTCGGCAAGCCGCCGTCCGATGTCCTGCTTATATCCTTCACCGCCTTGGTTGGCCTCGAAGAACGCACTGCTGATGTTGTTTCGGACGATGGCCTCTACCACCTCTGGCTGTGTGATGTTCTTCTCGGAGTTGTCGAAGACGACGTCGTGGACGTACACACTGCCATCCTCGTACACGTAGGCGACCGGCATTGACAGGAAGTCAGAGCCACCAAGCGCCACGTCGCAAGCCGCAACTATCTTCAAAGGCTCTTCCTCTGGAAGCACGCCATTGTAGTAGTTCAGGTGTCCCGGAACGAAGAGCGCACCATCACGTTCAATCGGCTCCTGCTGAAATTGAGCGTACCACCCAGCCATGTCTTCGTTGGCCTCGAACTTGGCACGCTCGGTCCGATAGTACTGAGTCGAAAAACCGACGCCGTAGTCGTAATCGAAATTGCTTTCGTCCGTAATCGGGTCCAAGGCAGGTATCTTCAGCACGTCCCACCTGATGTGCTTCGCCTCTGGTGACTCCTGAAGGAAACGCAT